CTATACGAAATCAACTCTTGACAAACATCTCACATTATGTTAGACTAACACATACAATGGTAGAGAAGAACTTACTTCTTAAATGTTGGTGTAATGTTATTCGTGAGGGTGAGCGTATAGAAGAGCATTCACATAACTTAGGACCTTATGCATATTTAAGTAGTCAAATATTTGTAAAGGGTTCTGATAATAATACAACAACTAAGTTTACTATTACAAATAGCAAAGAAGAATTGTATGTTAAAGATAATAGTGGCGAAATGATTATATTCCCTGCATGGTTACCTCATGGTACGAATGTGTACAACGGTCCACAACCTAGAATTGTTTTAGGTGTGGACATTTACCCAAAGAGATTTTATGATGAAATTGAAAACAAAGATTCCTTTTACTCACATTGACGCTAGTTATATTGATAAAAAACTAGTTGAACTAGAAACAATCACTGAAGACAATCGTAGAATGTACGTTACACCGAAAGGTAATAAGTATCCTTCTGTGACAACTGTTCTTGGTTACTCACAACAGAAGTTTATTCAAGAGTGGCGCAAGAAAGTAGGTGTAGAAGCGGCGAATAAAATTAGTCGCAAAGCATCTGCAAGAGGAACTAAATTTCATTATCAAGTAGAAGATTATCTCAACAACGAAGAAGTTGAGTTTCAAACACCATATCAGAAAGATTTGTTTATACAAGTGCAACCTTTTCTTAACAGGATAAATAATGTATATCTGCAAGAGAAAAGTCTGTATTCCGACTTCCTAAAGACTGCAGGTCGAGTTGATTGTATTGCAGAGTTTGATGGTCGTCTGTCGGTAATAGATTTCAAAACATCGTCTAAACCGAAACGAGAAGAGTATATCACTAATTACTTTCAACAAGGTAGTGCGTATGCAGTTATGTTTGAAGAGCGTGTTGGTCAACCCATCGATACTATTGTAATCATTATGGCAGTAGATGGTAATGAACCACAACTCTTTGTAAAGAAAAGAGATGACTTCATAGATGGATATAGAGAGGTTCGTAAGAATTATGAAAAAGTATTCGGAGTATAACACTTGGTTATTTGTAGTATTGCTGATGTGGTCAATGTCATTCTTGGCAGGTTTCGCATCGGCGGCAGACCCATTAATTGATGATAATTCAACTGAAGCACCAAAAGTGCAAAACGAAGAACAAATCATACCTCCAGGTAAAATGGCACAGGTTAAGAAACCTGTAACTTGTACACAAGACGATTACAACGAAGTAAAAGAGAACATGAGAAAATCTCATGGTGAGATTGGTCTGGTAAGATATTATGCTGACCAAGGAACTGGAGTAGAAATTCTTGCAAACCCAACAACAGGTACAATTACTATATTAGAATACTTACCTAATGGTTTAACTTGTTTTGTATCTACGGGTACAAGATTAGAATTCAATACTGAATGGTACTCTTCAGAGACTAACGCAATACAGACTACCTATTAACTTATAAATATTTTGATATAGCGAAGGAGAAATGCTATGCCACCTCGTAATCATAAGCAGTGGTCATCTGCACCACATGTAGAAGCAATCAGTAGTGCTTGTTATAATAGTTTTGAAATCCATCAACAAGAACAAGATAAAATCTTTTCTAAAGTTTGGGTTCCCATGTGTCATAAATCAGAGATGCCAAATGCAGGTAATTTTAGAACGACACAAATTGCAGGCGTTAATATTATTGCAATCAATAACGGCGATACAATTAAAACTTATCTGAACACAGGTAAGTTTAATACACCTTCAGGAACAATGACTAGAGTAGAATTCCTAATGAATGACTATAAGGAGTTATACACGGAAGTTAAGCACGGCGGTATGGTGTGGACAACTTTAAACGAAAACCCCACACAGTCAGTAGAAGAATGGACTGCAGGTGCATTTGATTGTATTGCAGATGCAATCGACACAGAAGAATTAGAAGTCTTTCACTATCATAAGGCAGTGATTAATACAAACTATAAATTGTGGCATGACACAAACAGTGAATTCTATCACGACTTCATGCATTACTTTAATAGAGTGTCAGGATTCAACGATGAATATTTCGCTAGAAAGAATATTCCTTTTGATAACGGTCATGTTAATGTTAGTAGTTTTACTGTTAATTACGAAGAGTATTCAGGATTTGAAGATAGGGGGGAATTATCTTTTCCCAATCTGCCGCCCAACCAGTGGTACATGGTTGACCTCTTTCCAGGATTCAACTTTAACCTCCGTGGGAGTGCATATCGTTCAGACGCAGTGACACCACTAGGTCCAAATAAAGTTCTGATTGAGTTCAGAGGTTATGGGTTGAAGAAAGATACACCAGAAGAAAGACAAACAAGAATTAAACATCATAATTCTATTTGGGGACCTTTCGGCAGAAACTTGCACGAAGACTTGATTGGTGTTGCTGGTCAAGGTGTAACAATGCGTGAAGGTACAGAAGCAAGAAACATTCTTCATGGTAGACATGAGAACAGTACAATACATGATGAAGTCGGCATGAGACATTACTATAGTGAATGGGGAAAGTATTTAGATATTGATCCATATTTTTCAGAAAAAGTACTTGACAAAGTTGCTTGAGTATGATATAAATAAGATTACAGTTTGTTGATACAATCTGAATGACGGACAGGACGAGGGTGCGATACCCTCCGCCTCCACCATAATTACTTGAGGACAATATGTTTGATAGACTAACAGAGTTTTTTATAAAACTTTTTAAGATACACGAAATTCCACCAGTAAGATATCTATCAGGTGTTGGTAAATCGAGTAATTATGATGGGGGCGAAATAGGATCGACTGACGTAGATAAGAAAGAGTAGAACTGTCGGGTGACTGCGTAATTGGTCAAACACTACAAACGCAAACGATAACTTTGCACATTCAGAGTACGCCCTAGCGGCATAATCTGAGGGGTTGGTCACTTACCTTGCAACAGAAAAGTGACACTTTATTATAGGTGTGTGATGTATAGAATAACTGGTTACTTCAAAAATCATGTTGTAGTGAGATACTACGCTGACAAATATGATGCAATAGATTTCAAAGATACTATAGATGCACACTACCCTTTGAAAGTAACATTTGAACAAGGAGTATATCCAATGAGAACTTTTATTGTGAATTCTTGGAATTCAATTATGAATGCTGACTTTAATCCACTCAAAAACATTCCTGACTTACAGGTACGACATTTAGTATTACAAGTACTTGCTTGGATGTGGTGTATCGTATTTGCTATTATTGTAGGTAGTTGGACTGCTTTCGGTATTAGTGCAGTAGTTCATGTTCTGCTACTTGCCGCAATCGCAATCACAGTAGGAACATTTGAAACTGCTAGACGCAATCCTCAGTACTTCGGTGGACTAGGAAGAGCAAACGGCGGCGAACATGAATAAGTTCAAACAATGGTGGTATGAGACTGACAGTATAGAGATGGTTCTTTTTGCAACTCTATGGAGTTTGCTTGGGTATGCCTCATATGTAGTAATATTGGCAGTGGTAGATAGAATATTATCTTAGGTAATAATTCAAAAAATACTTGACAATCTAACCTAAATGGAGTATAATCTGTTTATGAATAAATTTTTATTAACTACAATATTATCTGTCGTTTCTTTTTCTGCAAGTGCAGAACCTGTATTGCCAAGTTCAAATCCTGCAATATGTCTTGCTAATAATATTTACCATGAAGCAAAAGGTCAACCTGATGCTGGTCAAGTTGCAGTTGGACTCGTAGTATTGAATAGAGTAAAAGATAGTAGATATCCAAACACTGTATGTGAAGTTGTATATGATGCTAAAATGCGAGAGAGTTGGAAAACAAAACAGTATCCAGATTTATCAGAAGATGAAAGAACGTATTACCCTAGAAAACATCAATGTCAGTTTTCATGGTATTGTGATGGTAAAGCAGATGTAATAAGAGATAAGGAATCATATGCAAAGATTTACGCATTAACAATTCGTATCTTAACAGGTAGGTATGATGGATTGATTGAGGGTGCTACACATTATCATGCTCATTATGTTAGTCCTTCATGGAGTAAAACACACACATATGTAGGTCAAATTGCTGACCACATATTTTATAGATGGGACTAATTAATGAATGATGTAGAACCGATGACACCTAAAAGATTTTCTAAGATAGTTGAAGATATTGTTAAAGATAAACAAGTCAATTATATGGATGCAATATTAATTTATTGTGAGAACCATGAACTTGAACCAGAAGATGTTAAGAAGTTTGTCAGTAAGACATTGAAAGAGAAGGTTGCAGTTAATGCTCAAGATTTACATTATCTTCCGAGAACAACTGCAGAGTTGCCAGTATGATTTTAAAGTATCAATTTTCTGAAACAAAACGTATATTAGATGATGCAACGATTGCAAAGATTATTGATATGGGTAATTCTAATATTGAACCAGCAAAGATTGATGGTACTGAAGAAGCAATAAAAAATCATCGACTAAGTTCTGTTGCCTGGTTCAAAAGAAATGCACAAACTGAATTCTTTTATAAACCTTTACTTCAGATGATATATTTAGAGAATGTTAACAATAACTGGAACTTTGATTATGATATAATTGAAGACTTGCAGTTTACGAAGTATGAAGGTAGTAAGAAGCAACATTATGATTGGCACGCCGACCAGAGAAGCACTCCCTACTCTTCTAATGACGTATCTAAAGAACTAGCAGGTAAGATAAGAAAGATTAGTTTTTCTATCATTTTAAATACTGATTACACTGGTGGTAACTTTGAGTTTGAAGTAGGGGCACCACACGAAAAAAATAGAACAGAAGTCTTGACACCTAAGTTAGGATGTGCTATAGTGTTCCCTAGTTTTATGTTTCATAGAGTAACTCCCGTAACAGAGGGTACTCGTTATAGTTTAGTAGGATGGATATGCGGCAAACCTTATCGATGAATGAATTTGATGCTTTTAATGTGTACCTTGCTTTCAAGTTACACTTCACGACAGATAGATACGATATAACAAAGACCAGAGGTGCAGTCAAGACAAAAGACGAAACCTTTTATAAAAGGTCTGACCAGTTTAACTTCAAGAGACTTGCAGAAGAGTTTAGTGAAGATGAACTACCAAAGTTTCTGATTGCTAATCATGTAGATGGTAATCGGTGGGGTGGTGCTTTCATTTATGAAGAAGCACTACAAGTATACAATATCTGGAGAGGTCGTTTACAGAGTTTAACAAAGAACTTGACTAACGACCTAGAAGAAATTTGCTCAGAACTTGAAGAAGAGAACATCAACAAGTTCGACAAATGCTTTGTAGTAAAAGATGAGCAACATCCTCTGCTACTACAAATGTATAGTCGTGGCGATGTTAAAATCGAAACGATGCTTATACTAGATGCTATTAACAACTACTTGTCATATTGGG